AGTCTGGTAGCACCAAGTCATGCGGCTGCATCCGACGCGAGAACATGAGCAAGCAAGCGCGCGAGCGCGTGGCGAGGAACCGCGCGGCGGGCGCACTCAACGGAAGCGCCAAGACCGCGCGCACGCTGCGGATCGCCAATGCGTTCGCCGACGTGTTCGGCAAGCCGGCCGATACCGTTCACGTCGATCGGCCGGGCGCGCGGGTGATCAGGGGCGGGAGGTATTGAGTGCGTTACCTGTCCTTGTTTTCCGGGATCGAGGCGGCGGATCGAGCGAGCGCACAACGAAGGATAGAGCAATGACGCATGACATTCTCGCGATGCCGCGCTGGCGGAGCGACGCGCCGTGACCAGATACCTCGATTATCTGCGGGCGAAGACGCGCGACACCACGTCGGCCGGCATTGCGCCCGGCGCTATCGAACGCTTCGCCATGTTCCCGCATCAACGCGATCTTGCGGCATGGGCTCTGCGTCGTGGGCGCGCGGCGATCTTCGCGGCTACCGGACTCGGGAAGACGCGGATACAACTCGCGTGGGCGCAGCGCGTGGCCGAGGAATCGGGTGACGTGCTGATCCTAGCGCCGCTCGCGGTCGCAGATCAGACGGTCGCGGAGGGCGCGTCGATCGGCGTCCAGGTCCGCCACGCGCGCGACAAGTCGGAGCTTCAACCGGGCATCAACATCGCCAACTATGAGCGACTGCATCGCTTCGACCCGGAACAATTCGCGGGTGTCGTCCTCGACGAGTCGTCGATCATCAAGCATCACGACGCGCGAACCTTCTCAGCGCTGACCGACGCATTTCGATCGACGCCATACAAGCTCTGCGCGACCGCAACCCCGGCGCCGAACGATTGGACGGAGCTTGGCACGCACGCCGAATTCCTCGGCGTCAGGACGCGGGCGGAAATGCTGTCCGAGTTTTTCGTCCACGACGGAGGCGAAACGCAAGTATGGAGGCTCAAGGGCCACGCGCGCCAAGCCTTCTGGAAATGGGTCTCGTCGTGGGGTGCTCTCGTACAGACCCCGGCCGACCTCGGGCACGACGACACGCTCTACCGCTTGCCTCAGCTCGTAATTGAGCAGCATACGGTTTCGTCATCGGCCCCGATCGCCGGTCAACTGTTCGCCGTGGAAGCGCAGACGCTATCTGAGCGTAGGGACGCCCGTCGCGCGAGCCTCGCCGAGCGCGTCTCGGCCTGCGCCGAGATCGTCAACGCCTCGCCTGGTCCGTGGGTTGTATGGTGCGACCTGAACGCCGAGGGAGACGCGCTTCGGGCCGCGATTCCTGATGCTCGCGAGATTCGCGGGTCAGATGACATTGACGAAAAGGAAAACCGCCTTTGCGCCTTCGCGCGCGGCGATATTCGAGTGCTCGTCACGAAACCGTCGATCGCGGGCTTCGGACTCAACTGGCAGCATTGCGCGCAGATGGCTTTCGTCGGGGTGACGGACTCCTTCGAGGCGTATTTCCAAGCGGTCAGGCGCTGCTGGCGATTCGGGCAATCAAAGCCGGTTCGCGTGCATATCTTCGCGTCCGAGCAAGAGGGCTCCGTGATCGCCAATTTGCGCCGAAAGGAACGGGACGCCGAGGCGATGGGCGCCGAACTCGCCCGAGAAACCGGCGCCTATGTCCGATCCAACATCATCGGGTTCCAGCGCGAGCGCGACAGCTACGCCGCGTCGATGGAAACCGCCATCCCACCCTTTCTCCGGGACGCCACATGAGCGCGATCGACCAAACCATCGGCGAGACGTTCGCCATCTACCAGGGAGACTGCATCGAAGTCCTCCGCGACCTCCCGGCTGAGAGCGTGGACTATTCGATCTTCTCGCCTCCGTTCGCTTCGCTTTACACTTACTCGAACAGCCCTCGTGACCTCGGAAATTGCCGCGACGATGACGAGTTCTTCGAGCATTTCGACTTCGTGATAGAGCAACTCAAGCGCATCATTAGGCCGGGCCGGCTCGTGTCGTTTCATTGCATGTTGCTGCCTACATCGAAGGTGCGCGATGGCGTGATCGGTCTGAAAGACTTTCGCGGCGACCTGATCCGCGCCTTCAAGCGGCGCGACTTTATCCACCATTCCGAGGTCGTCATTTGGAAAGATCCAGTCACGGCGATGCAACGCACCAAGGCGCTCGGACTGCTGCACAAGAGCGTCCGCGAGAACGCGAGCATGTGCCGTCAGGGCATCCCTGACTATCTCGTGACCATGAGGGCGCCAGGCGATGCCGAGGATCGCGTGATCCACTCCGCACAGGACTATCCCGTCGACAAGTGGCAGAAGATCGCCTCTCCGGTCTGGATGGACATCAACCCGAACGACACGCTGCAATTCCGCTCCGCACGAGAGCACGACGACGAGCGGCACATATGCCCGCTGCAGCTCGAAGTGATCCGGCGCGGGATCGAGCTATGGACTAACCCGGGCGACGTGGTCCTCTCGCCTTTCGCTGGGATCGGCAGCGAAGGGTACGTCGCAATCGAGTGCGGCCGTCGGTTCGTTGGCGTCGAGCTCAAGCGAACATACTACGAGCAAGCGGTTAGGAATCTCGCGATCGCAGCGAAGGGAACGATTCCGCTGTTCGATGCCACATGACCCTCGTCATATCGATCACGCTGCGGCGCGACTATCGAAATCATCGAAGCCGCTGGTAACTATCACCTGAGTTAAGCCGGCGCGTGTGCCGGACACACAAACCCCGATCAAGCCACGACACGCGCTCGGCTTGAACGAATTGTTAGACCGCACCTACAAAGAACGGAGAAACACTATGGAAAGCAGGATTCTTACATGCGTGTACTGTGGCCACGAATACCCGCAGGACACCCCGGCGCACGGCGAAAAGGTGCTGACCGATCACATTGCCGGATGCGAGAAACATCCGATGCGCGCAGTGGTTGAGCAGCGCGACAAGCTGCGCGATGCGCTGGCCGGAATGATCGGGGCCAGCACGAAAGACGAACTGGACGCGATGGAAATTGGCGTGCGGTCGCTGCCGGGTTGCGAGGAAGATCGCGCCGTTGCGCTGAACGCGATCCACGCGCTGCGCGATTGTGCGGTCTAACAGAACGTTCGATGAGTCCCCGCAGAAGCCATCGAGCGGATGCGTGCGCGAGCGAGCCTTCGCGCCGGGCATAAACAAGGTTGTATAACAGGAGACAATGATGCAAACGCAACAGCGACAAGGTGACGTTCTTTTGGTCCCGGCGACGCTACCCGAGGCCGCAACGGCCATCACGACAACAGGCGACGTGATCCTTGCCTATGGCGAAATCACTGGCCATGCGCACCGCATCAAAGAGTCGGCCAAAGTGCGCGTATGGTCAGCTGGGGCCGAGCGATTCCTTCAGGTCATGGAGACAACCGCGCTCACGCACGAAGAGCACGCGCCCATCACACTATTGCCAGGGGTCTACAAACTCCCGCAGCAAGTCGAATATTCACCGCGTGAATTGCAGCGCGTCGCGGACTGATCGCCATGGCAGCCAAGATTACGAAGATAACCGCCGCGCAGGCAAACCAAATGCCTGCGTTCGTGCAACGTTGGATCGACATAGGGCTGTCAACGGAACCAGCGGATTTCGACGCAGCTACCGCCGCGGCCCTACGCGCTTACGATCTATGCGGTCTGCCGCGGCCGTCGGTGATCCTGCGTATGGGCAGCCCATATGCAGCCACCGTCGGCGGCGCACTTGCCTGGATGATTGTGCGTTGCCTGTCTGCCAAAGACCTAAAGCAGCAGGCCCGGCAGCAGGTTCGGCAGCAGGTCCTGCAGCAGGTCCTGCAGCAGGTCGAGCAGCAGGTCGAGCAGCAGGTCGGACAGCAGGTCGTGCAGCAGGTTCGGCAGCAGGTCGAGCAGCAGGTTCGGCAGCAGGTCGAGCAGCAGGTCTGGCAGCAGGTCGTGCGGCAGGTCCTGCAGCAGGTTCGGCAGCAGGTCGAGCAGCAGGTCGAGCAGCAGGTCTGGCAGCAGGTCTGGCAGCAGGTCGGGCAGCAGGTTCGGCAGCAGGTCCGGCAGCAGGTCTGGCAGCAGGTCCTGCAGCAGGTCTGGCAGCAGGTCCATATTCTGAACGCTGCGTGCGATGGCTTTT